CTCGGAAGTCATACCTTTCTCTCATCGAAAGTTCATTACCAGTTTGTGATAACTGGTGTGTTCCCGCGACAAGAAGACGACGTGAACGGACGGTCTCAGTAACTGCCTTTATGGCAATAGCTTTGATTGTCCAACCACACCAACCGTCTTTGGCCCTTTCGGGACAAGCTTCATCGAAGTTCGAAAGCAAACCGTTGCCTTCAAAGCCACCTAAGAAGTTACGACGAAAATCGTAACCTAGAGGAACTTTGTAGTCTTTGATCTGCTTCGGGATCCGAGAGAGGCAAAAGTCGTAAGCTGTCTTCAAATCGGCATGGCAGAACTTCTCGTCACCCCAGCGATGGGCTAACAAGCGGATCTGATTTGCCAAGATGAGCCAGTCTACGGCTAGAACGGGTATACCTTTAAGGTATACAGGTCTGACGTTGAAACCACGGAGATAGTCATAGCCGCAAGACTCCCGAAAGGGACCCTTCAGATACGACTTACTCTTATTGACCATAAAACCGACCTGTTCTAAGGTCTGGACAACGTCATCAGCGCACCCAGAGGGCACGACAATGTCATCTCCAAACACATTAACCCAGAAAGGATTATAGCCACGCAGTTCAACCACCGCTGTCGACAGCGCCCAGAAGATTAGGCTCTCAAGGTCGAAGGTCGCACCATTACCCATAGAGGAGAATTTTTGAAAGCGAATTACTTCGCCGTCAAGCTCCCCTTCATGCGAACGTGCTGCCATCAGCCAATCGAACCATTCTTCAGGCAATAGATCCCGGACGAGTTCGACACATATAGTGTCGGACGCGCCCTCCAGATCTATTGTAGCCAGAGAATCGTCTAAGGATCCTAACCGCGCAAGCCGCTGATTAAGCGTCTGGTCGGAGAGATCCACACTTGCGTACCGCTTCATGCGTTTCCTTATCATTCGGCCTAGGCCGGCTTGAAAGAAAACATTAACATGAGGCTCAACCGCAATAACACGATGAGTCTTGGCTGTCTTCGGAACGAAGGTGATCTTGTTTCCCTTAACCAAGTTCAGCATTGGGCTGACAATGGTACCGAAGTCAGCATCCGCAAGGAGTGCAGACCAGGAAGGGAGCAAGGGCATCAGTAGACGCGCCCTGCACAAGAACTCTCTAGTAACGTCTGGCGTAGAAGAAAACTTCTCCGCCGACGCCGTTAGGGCCCCTTTGCAGCTGGATGTTGATCCTGGACCCCAGCGCGAGAGAGCTAGTAGTTCCTCAAAATCAAATTTACCAAGAACGCGAGAGATTTTTCTCTGAGCTGTCAACATGACAGCTTGCAGTTGAGTCTCAAATGAGCTCACCCTCATGTTCCTGATTTTCTGATTCGAAGTTCTACATCGCTCCTCGTACGAAAGAAAGCTCTGCTTGGCGAATTCCCTAGGATTTCCGAAATTAAAACCTCGGAACTTCTTTAAGAACGCGTTATACAGAGCGACCTTTCTATAGCTGTGGACATTGCTTACTTCTTCGTTCGCTTTCTCTGGCGGAGCCATATCCCAGCTAGGGACATGGCCACTTCCAGGAAGGAGGCGAAAAAGCTCAGCAACATCCTTGAGAGCGGTTTCACGGGGAGACCTCGTCCTGAGAAGGGCGTTGGTCTCGTGTCGGTGCTGAAAAGCTACCACTGTTTACCTCTTTTGATTGAACTAGGCGAAAGCCTAGAAAAATTACCAGCACTAGAATTAGCGCGGCAACGAAGAACTTGATGATTTCCATGGGTCAACCTCGCGGTTGATTACCACGGACTCTCAAGCGTCTCCACTGCCGCAGTAGTCACAGCGTTGGCGAAGAGATTCTTGACGTATGCAAGAAGGTCCTTACGAACCGCGATTTCCGAGCGTTCAGGAAGCGTAAAGCTTCCAGTGAACACGCAGTCATACGCGATCGTAGGTGCCGGTGCGATACCAGAGACAGTGGAATTCGACACGGTTTCCAGCTTGGGAACCTTGACGCCGAACGTAACCTTGTGGTTTTTGTTCTGCTTCGTAGGTTTCCGAGTGGTAATCGTGATGATCGGAAAACCGACCTGAATACCGCCTACTCGGTCCTCATACCCAATCACCGAAGAACCAGGGACGTTGCCGTCCCCAGAATTCGGGTTGAAAGTATGAGCGACGGGTACTGCGACTCCGTCATTGATGACAATGTTGGCACGTGCGGCCATATTTACCTCTTAAAGGCTTGTGTGAGCAAGGCCAGCCCCGAAAGGAGTTGGTTTAGCTCGGAAGGCATACGCAATGTCGGGATGGGCGGTGAAGGAAAACCCGTCAAGACCGTCCTGACCTTACTCTCAAGAGTAATGTCACGACCTAGTCCGGACGGAACCTGCACGTTCGCAGCCGTAATATTGACGTTTTGCCACGTTGTGGAGTGTGTGCCCGAGAGCTTCACGGATTTTGTTCCTCTTACGAAGAGCATCCCCCGTGTTGCACTCATATTCTTAACATAGGTGCCAATCGGAAGAACCCAGTCAACCACGAACGAGTAGGGGAGCAACTCCCATGCAAGTAACCATGGTTGATGAAGGCCTACGGCGGACATCATTGCTAAGAACTGGGAATCCTCTATGTATTCGACAACATACTTCACCTCAGCCTGTGCGGTACTGTTCGCGACTTCTTTGGCAAACCCGGAAGGGCTGCTAAGTTGCGTCGAACAAACCATATAGCCGAAGCGTTGTTTCTGGTCTCTGCCAGTGCTCCTGTAAACAGTAGGCCGTTTCCGGTAATACGTGTTTGCCAAGAGCTCGGCACAGCCATAGATGTCGTTTAGCAGAGGACGCCATCCATAGGAGAACTCGAGCCAGTGATTCGCGAGATTGTCAGGGCTAGGTTTAATGTCTTTCCAGACACGATCCCCGCCACGATTTTCCCACGCTTCCTGCTTTCTATGCTTATACCCAAAATCATTCTTGCCGAGGAACGACCCATTACTGGGTCGGTTCCCTCGAAAGAGATTCTGAGCATGTACGAGCTTTCCTCTCCTGATGGCGATCGCGGCCGAAGCGAGCCGGTTTACCGTTTTCGTCAGCATGTTTACTGTTTGCTTACGCTCAGCGTACGTTTGCGCGAGATTCACGGACATATTACTGAATTGCTTCAATAATGAGTTTCGTGCTCGAACATCCGCATCTGATTCGTTCGCAACCAATAAAGGCAGCTGATTATGGATGGTAACCATTGCTCGCACGTAACCGATTTCTACAAAGCGACCGTCAGAAGAGCTATTTGACCCGGGCTTATACGTCGTATTGTTATACGAGTACGAGAAAGGGTTGAACGGCAACTCATCACGGCGTTTCGTCTTGAAACCGGGAGTACGCACCGACGTAATCGACCCCGCCTCAACAAGGGTGATCATATCATACGCAGTGTTCGTCGTACCGTAGTTATACCTCCAAGAGCGAAAGCCCCCGGAGACAGTTCCTCGGTATGGCGGCTTGTGCATGATTAGACCCCTTATTGAGAAAGCGTCTCAGTACGCTGCTACACTATGTAGCTAAAGAAATTCCCCTTGATCCAAGGGTCCCGGAAGCCAGCAGAATTCCAGCCACCCGTACTCAAGAGTATACACCCAGTTCAACCTAAAGTCGAACGGAAGTAACTCCCAAGCCCGGTGGTGGATTTCGGCCCGCTCTTCTGCAATAGCAGTAGCGAGCCGCTCTCTGTAGTTGACTTTAGCCATTACGATACCTTTAACGGCGTCGCAGTAACGAAGCTAAACTTAAAGAGTTCTGCTATTTCCCAGTCCTTAAGCTTGTTGATCTTTGCTGACATTGACCAATTCTGCACAATTTCTTGTAAGGAAAGGCCTTCGTCAAGACAAAGTTCTACCGTAGCTTCCATGCCATCATCGCTGAGTCTGTAGAGGTAGGGTTGCGAAAGCTCCCCCCCAATATCAGTACCCTTCGTGACAAGCATGTATCTATGGTTTTGCTCGTTGCTCATGTAATTTCTCACATAAGCATCAAGCACAGCCAGCGCGATCAATCTCCTTACGGAGCGTGATCTTGCTGTCGAGAGCCATTCGTGAACCAGATGGTCACAAAACTCCCGAACGAGGCCGCGATGCATATGAAATGCATTAACGGACGCGTTCACGTACCATGCCTTGCGCTTCCAGCACAACTCGCCTACTTTCGTATGCTGATTTGTGTAAAGTTGCAGCTCGACATTGACGACTTCGCCGGAGAGGCGATCTTTCCCGAGAGGGAAGAGGGTGTCAAGAGACTTAAAAAGGTTCATTTCAGACTTTCGTTTAAGGAGG